TCTAGATGCAATATAATGTTGATAATCCAAAGAATTTACATTAATAATTGTACCTGTATGAGGATCCCTTGCGAGATCCTTATGTCCTTCAATATTGTAAGGTTCCATATTAAGCAAGAGCCATTACACGTAAATCTTTAACCTTTGGAACAAATACTTGACTTGTTGATGTTAATAGAAGTTTTATTCTATAATATCTAAAGGTAGGTAATTTATCTGCTGTAAATGTAAACTCTTTGAATGTTGCATTATCACCAAATCCATATTGATTTGATGGAATACTTGCTCTATCGGGCAATCCATCACTCTTTTGTTTAGCAATCATTTCACCCCTACTATTAAGATTGTCAAATCCAGGGAAAGGTGTAAATATTGGTTCAAATCCAGGATCATTCCCAACAGCATAGAATGCTCTAATCTTAGCATGAGGGTTAGTATGACCTGACAATATTATCTTAATAGAAGTAGCAGCATTTTCTAACTGAAGTTCTTTTGTAATATACTGACAAGCAGTAGGATCATCAGTAACAGTTTTTACTCTACTATCTGTAGTATAATCACTAATTACACTATTAACTCTATTGTTTGTAAGAATAGTGCTTACTCTTTGACCATCAATTACTGGACTTACTTTAGGATCAGTAGTCCCTAGAGTTAATCTCATTTGTAGAGACTTATTACCCTCAACTTGATCTAATTTTTCATCTTCATTAATCTTAGAATAAACTGCTCTTGGTGTATTAAGATAGTTTGGTTCACCTATTGCTATAGATTCAAATCCCTCATCAAGATATGGTGTTTCACCACCACTAATACTTGTAGCAGAAGTCGTTCTTACCTCACATCCTAAAGTAGTTCCTGTAGTAGTAACATTTTGAACTATTGGAGTAATAATTTCAAATGGCATATTTTGAGTTGCCTTTATTTCATATCCACCACAAGACTTAGTTTGATTTAAGTAAAGTTTGGGGAATCCAACATCATTACTTCTATCATCATTAACAGTACCAATTCCAGTCATATCAAGTTTGATATTATAAGAATCAAAAGTAATTGATCCAGAAGTAGCTGTTGATGTAGTAGTTGAAAGTCCGTGAGTTGTATTTATTCTCTTCAGACTAACTCCACCAAGTTCATACTTATAAACAGGGGTTCCCACAGAGTAATCAACTTTATCATCACCTCTAGCAGAAATGCTAATTACATTTCCAACTACATTGTTATATTCAATAATTTCTTTTCCAATCTTAACATAACCTCTATTAGTTGTACCAACTCCAACATTTTCAAAGTTTGTATATGCAGTTGCATCATCGACAGTAAATGAAGCATCATTACCCGATTCTAAAGCAATACTTAATTTGGTTGGTTTAATATCAGATTGTACATCTGATATTTTAACCCTATTTTGAGTTGAATACATTCCATGATTCTTATGATTAACTTTAATATGTAAACCATCAGACTCAACATCAATAGAACTAATCTGCACATCTCCACCATTAACATATCCAAGTTCAGTTTTAATACCAGAACTATTTGTATAGAAAAGAGTATTTGCAGTACCAACAACAAATTCACCCTGAACATTATCAATAGTCAATTCGTTGGTCATTCCGATACCAGTAATACTAAATCTAGCATTACGTCCAACAGTTCCACTACCACCAGTAGAAATTCCAATAGTAGTAATACCAAGTACGTCACCTACAGAGTATCCTGTACCACCAGAAGTAATAGTAGCAGCAGCTGCAACTCCGTTATTAACATAAACCTCTGCAACTGCTCCTTTTCCAGTACCAGTAATTGTGACTAGATTTACACTACTAAATGTTTGATTACCATCAAGAGGTGTATATCCAATACCAGCATTAGTAATACTTAAACCAGTAGGAGTGATAGATCCACCTGATCCAACAATATTACCCTCTGCCATAGTTCCATCTTGAATAATGGTATTACCCATCTCATAACTATCACCAACAGTTGTTCCCAAACCAACTCTTATTTTTCTAGAACCAAGAATTAATGAATCTGGTTGTAGGGTAGGAATTTGATCATTTCCTTCAGTAAGTTCTGGGCTATAAAATTCAACTGTACCAGACGTTTCAAAGTCTGCTCTATATAATGTGAATTTTAAATCTTCCCACTGACTTGGTTCCCATGTGGAAGCATTTTGAGATTTAAAGAGAGATCCTAAGTAAGGTTGGTTAGAAATAAATGTATCTGTAAGTAGATCAGTTTCACCAATTCTTGAAATATAAACACTATATTTTGTAGAGTTAGATGCTAAAGCAACAGCATATTCGGTATTATTACCTTCAAGATAAATAGGTGCTTTAAATTCAACTGTAGTTGCAACAGAACCATCTGCTGAAGTATTAACTTCAGATGGATCTAAAACTATTTCAGAGAAAGGAAGAACATGTTGTGTTGGTAATCCATTTTTCATAGATCTGATTTGGAATACCACAGGTATATCCATATCATCCTTAGTTCTGAAAAATACATCACATTTAGTAACAAATATTCCACTCTCATCTTCAACTAAGAATGATTGTGCAAGAGGATCATACCATCCTATAATTTGTTGTTCTGTACTTTCAGCAACAACTGAAGATCCTACAACCTCGGTTCCAAGACTTCTATTAACATTCCTTTCTTGGAATTGTTGTCTTTGTTCAACCCTAGCATTTCTAACAGAAACAATATTTTCTTGAACAGTTTCTAATGTTCCAGAAGACGTAAATGTTTCATCAGTAACAGTTGTAGCATTATCTGGATTATTATCTGGATCATTGGTTAATGTAAGAGTTTTGCTTCCTGTCTCAAATCTTGGGAAACTAATATTATTTGGGTTAGGAATATAGAATGATCCACCACAAAAAGCACCAATATCAGAAAGAAGTTGTACATCATCAATAGTTGCTATTGCTCCACTACTTTGACCTCTTAAAACCATTCCTGGTTCAACCCATCCAAAATATTCACCTTGTGGTTCATTAGATAATGAGAAAGTATCTACATTCAAAACAGTTGATGTAGATGAGTATGACGCAGGAAAAGATTGATTATTATAAGGATTTTCTGCATAAACCTTTGTAGGAATATTATATGGTCCTTCTTTATGATTAGATTGAGCAACCCTAAAATTAATTGATGGTATACTATCTGCAGTTATTTGACTGAGGCCAGTTGGATTAACCATTCCAACAACCTTTTCACCAACCTGGAAAGTTCCAGATGTCATAGAAATTTGAAGGATCTTAGGTACACAATACTTAGTGACATCTTGTCCATCAAAGAAAGCATAAAGTTTTGTTAATGGTTTAACTCTTTTAGCAATAAATTCAATATTTCTAGATCTCATAAATGGAACAAGATCTCTACTTACAACTCTATCACCCACAGATGTTCTATCAAATGATTCAGTAACTAATGTTTGAGTACCTGTTCTATTCTCAACACCTTGTTCAGTTGTTGTTCTTACAGTTTCTCTAGTTACCCTATTAACTGTTTCTCTAATTCTTCTAGCAGGGTTTCCAAATCCACCACTATAGTTATTAATCCAACCACCCATTCCAAACACACGAGTTTGATTAGATATGGTTATATCTCTCGTAGTATCATTAGTTGTTGTTCCTGTCCATGTAGTTTGCCACGAACCCCATACAACAGGACCAAATCCCGTCTGCCTATCTATTTCACCATTTTCAACCATTCGGTTAAAGACTGATTGATAATCACCTTCAACATTAATAATCTTAGGTTGCAATCTAGCAGTATCAACCCATGTATCAGAAGATGGAGTAATCTCCATAGTTCCTTGCCAGAAACTAATTAAGAAAGGAGTAACGCTTTCAGATCTAGTTGCAAAACTTTGCTTTAACCACTCAACTTCAGCATAATCCAAAGTTATAATATCATTTTTCTTTCTTACATTTACACCTTCAATTGTAGAAAAATTAAGATCATCTGCAGGATCATTACCAACAACTGGACCAAATATTAAATCAACAGAGTTAGTATAATGTCTTGGTCTTAATTCTTTATTTTTTGGATCAATACTATTATTAACAGGAGTTCCTTGTTCTTGAGTTTTAAATCCAGTAAAGTTGTCAACAAAGAAACCAGACTTAAATCTGTTCAATCCATCACTATCAGCTACAAAAAGATTTGCTGTATTTGTCTCCAATAAAGAAAGAGTTGTGTAATATTCAAGATTCTTAATTCTATTCTCAAGATTCTTAATATCAGACATCGTAAATCTCTTACGATCTAAGAAATCAATTTGTGCTCCAGCAACATTATAAAGATAAGGTGGAAGTCTAACAGTTGCTATTTCTATAGCACCATCAACAGGAACAGGTTTTTGTGGATCTTCTCCAGGATCTCCATATTTTATTTGGAATTTACCTTCCTTGCTTAAGAATATTCTATCAATTCTTCCAAGATAGAATGAATAATCAAGTACTAAAGATTCATCC